GGATAAAATTACCCGGCTAAACGCGGTGGCTGACCTATTCTCAAGTGGAATGGTGTGGGCACCTGCAACACGTTGGGCTGAGGCTGTGAAAGAAGAAGTTGCCGACTTTCCTGTTGGCGCACATGATGACTATGTGGACAGTATGACGCAGGCGTTGGATAGGTTCCGCCGTGGTGGGTTCATCCGTTTAGAGAGTGACGAAGCGGAAGCCGAGCGTGAGTTTAGACGTAAGAGAGAGTATTACTAAGGGGAGAAGGGTAATGAGTGAGACTCAGTTAACTTCGTTACAACTAAAGCGTAGAGAGTATGATAAAAAATGCTCTCTTGAAAATCCTAGAAAGACATGGGCGAAGTATGCTAGAAAAAATGCTAAAAGACGCGCCTTGAAAAAAGGGTTGCCGTTTGACTTAACAGTTGCCTATATTGTAAGCCTCATGACAGATAGGTGTCCTGTGTTTGGGACAGAGTTTAAATGGGTAGGCAACGGCAGTATGCTGCCAACAAGTGCTAACTTAGATAGGATAGACCCAACCAAAGGATATGTGGAGGGGAATTTAATAATAATTAGTAGTAAAGCGAACTACATTAAGAGTGCTTACAAAGCAGCAGATTTATATAAAGTAGCCGATTGGCTATATGAGATTGAAAAAGGATAAAACATGGCAATAGATAAAAGCTTATCACAGGCACCACTAGGGATAGACGACATGCTGCAACAGGCACCAGGTCCTGATTTGGAGATTGAGATTGAGAACCCTGATGCGGTCCATATGAACATGGATGGGCTAGAGATTGACTTAATGCCCCAAGACCCGATGGAGGATGAGTTTAATGACAACCTTGCCGAGTATATCGATGAGGGCACATTACAGTCTATGGCGAGTGAGTTGAACGCTGACTATGATGATGACGTAAGCTCACGTAAAGATTGGATGCAGACTTACGTGGATGGCCTTGAGCTATTGGGTCTGAAGATTGAAGAGCGCAGTGAGCCGTGGGAAGGTGCATGTGGTGTGTATCACCCGCTACTATCTGAAGCGCTCGTTAAGTTCCAAGCTGAGACGATGATGGCGACCATCCCTGCAGCGGGTCCTGTTAAAACACAGATTATCGGTAAAGAAACGCCTGAGAAAAAAGAAGCAGCAACCCGCGTTCAAGAAGATATGAACTACCAGCTAATGGACGTGATGAAGGAGTTCCGTCCTGAGCATGAGCGCATGCTATGGGGTCTAGGTCTATCAGGTAATGCGTTCAAGAAAGTCTATTATGACCCACAACTTCAACGTCAGGTGTCGATGTATGTGCCTGCAGAAGATATCGTGGTGCCATACGGCGCGTCTAACCTAGAGTCAGCTGAACGTGTCACGCACGTCATGCGTAAGACTGAGAACGAGCTAGCACGTCTGCAGAATGCAGGGTTCTACCTAGATGTTGATTTGGGTGTGCCTAACAATATGCTCGATGAGGTTGAGAAGAAGATTGCTGAGAAGATGGGCTTCCGTGCGTCATCTGACTCACGTTACAAACTCCTTGAGATGCACGTTGACTTAGACATTCCAGGCTACGAAGATAAAGATGAGAATGGTGAAGAGACAGGCATCAAGCTACCATACGTAGTGACGATGGAGAAGGGCAGTAATACTATATTAGCGATTAGAAGGAATTGGAACCCTGATGATAAAACAAAACAAAAACGTCAACACTTTGTTCATTATGGCTATGTACCTGGCTTTGGCTTTTATTGTTTCGGTCTTATTCATCTTGTTGGTGCCTTTGCTAAGTCTGGCACTTCTCTTATTCGCCAGCTTGTGGATGCGGGAACGCTGTCAAACTTACCAGGAGGATTCAAAACTCGTGGACTAAGAGTTAAAGGTGATGACACTCCGATTGCTCCAGGCGAGTTCCGAGATGTTGACGTACCGTCAGGTACGATGCGTGACAACATTATGCCGTTGCCATACAAAGAGCCAAGTCAAACATTACTACAGTTATTAAATCAAATCATTGAAGAAGGTCGCGCCTTCGCTAATACCGCTGATATGCAGATATCAGATATGTCAGCTAACTCTCCTGTAGGCACAACACTTGCTATTTTAGAGCGCACGTTGAAAGTGATGAGCGCCATCCAAGCACGTGTGCACTATTCTATGAAGCAAGAGTTAGGTCTACTTAAGACTATTATTGCAGACTATACACCAGCGGACTATTCATACGACCCTGAAGAAGGTGATCGTAAGGCTAAGAAGTCAGACTATGACAACGTAGACGTAATCCCTGTGTCTGATCCTAATGCAGCAACTATGGCTCAGAAAATTGTACAGTATCAAGCCGTAATGCAGTTGGCTCAACAATCACCACAGATTTACAATATCCCACTCCTTCATCGTGAGATGCTCGATGTGTTAGGTATTAAGAATGCTAGCAAGCTTATACCGATGGATGATGATCAGAAACCAACAGATCCTGTTTCAGAGAATCAGAACATCTTAATGATGAAGCCTGTTAAAGCCTTCAGCTATCAAGACCATCAAGCACATATCATGGTGCACCAAGCAGCGATTCAAGATCCTAAGATTCAAGCATTGTTACAAGGCAATCCACAAGCGCCACAAATGCAAGCAGCTATGATGAACCACATCAATGAGCACTTAGGCTTTGCATACCGCGTTCAAATTGAACAGCAATTAGGTATGGAGTTGCCACCACAAAAAGATGCTTCAGGTGAAGATGTTCCGATGGACCCACAAGTAGAAGCTCGCTTAGCTCCAATGCTTGCTCAAGCAGCTCAGCAATTGTTACAGATGAACCAAAGTCAAGCAGCTCAGCAACAAGCGCAACAACAGGCTCAAGACCCACTAGTACAAATGCAACAACAAGAATTGCAGATTAAGATGGGTGACTTAGAACGTAAGAAACAAAAAGACCAAATTGATGCACAGCTCAAAGAACAACAAATCAAGAACGATATGTTGAAAGCCGCCGCAACTCTTAGTGCTAAAAAACAAGAAACAACGGTGAATAAAAGCGTAGAAGTACTCAAACAACTTTCCGCTCAAAGTCATCAATCGAGCCAACAAACAGGTTCACACGACCATAAGCAACAAGTGCAACAGAAAGACCATGCTCATCAGCAGGATTTAACGATTCTTAACGCTTTAAAAGCTCAACAACCGACAAAAGGTGAATAATGGATTATAAAATATTTGATGTTCTTCTAGCAGAATACAAAGACCGAATGGACATGCTTTCCGAAGCATTGCTACGAGGAAATTGTCCAACAATAGAGGAGTATCGATACATATGCGGTCAGCTACGAGGTCTCGAAGCCGCATGTGCAATAATTGTAGACCTAAAAAAGAAACAGGAAGAAAACTTTGATGACTAATATAAATTTAGCACAAGCACTAGATTTATCAAGATTGGCGGATAACGCCAAAAAAGAAGCACAAGAAGAAGCGGAAATACGAGCAATCGTAGGTGATGCGACTCAAGTAGAAAAAGCAGCCCAAGTGCCTAAGCCAACAGGTTACCATATTCTTTGCGCAATTCCTGAAAAGGAAAAAGAGTATGACAACGGTTTGTTAAAGGCAGATGAAACACTCAGAATGGAAGAAGCCTTAACTACAGTACTATTTGTAGTTGCGTTAGGCCCTGATTGCTACAAGGACGAAAAACGTTTCCCTAGTGGTCCGTGGTGTAAAGAAGGTGATTTTATTTTAGTGCGCCCACATTCGGGTAGTAGGTTGGTAATTCACGGTCGTGAGTTCCGTTTAATCAATGATGATACTGTTGAGGCTGTAGTTGATGAGCCACGCGGTATTATTCGCAAATAAGGAGGACAAGATGCCTGAATTTGAAAATGAAGAATATACGTTTCCCGATGAGCAAGAGTTAAAGGTTGGTGGTAAAGTCGATGATAGTTTTGAATTTGAAATCGAAGATGACACTCCTGAACAGGATCGCAATCGCGAACCAATGCCTAAACAGCTTGTTGAAGATTTAGAGAAGGATGAACTAGAACAATACGATGAGGGAGTTAAGCAAAAGCTTAAACAACTTAAAAAAGTGTGGAATGATGAGCGTCGCGAAAAAGAAGCCGCACAACGCGAACATCAAGAAGCAGTAGAATTAGCTCGACGAGTACTAGAAGAAAATAAGAAGATGAAATCTTATATGTCTTCCGGTGAAAAAGATTTTATTACCGCCGTAACCTCAGCAGCTAATCTAGAACTTGAAATGGCTAAGCGTACTTATAAAGATGCTTATGATATGGGTGACACTGATCGAATCATTGAAGCTCAGCAAGCTATGCAGGAAGCTAATATAAAATTAGCACAAGTAAAGAATTTTAAAGTTCCGACTTTACAAGATGATAATTATGGTGTACAAACTCAATCATCAGAACAGAGCTACCAAGCTCCTGCGGTAAAACCTGATTATAAAGCTATGGCGTGGCAAGAACGCAATACATGGTTTGGTCAGGACAAGGAGATGACAGCAGCCGCTTTAGGTTTACATGAAAAGCTTAAAGAAAATGGCGTGTCAATCGGCTCAGATGAATACTATAGCACATTGGACAAAACAATGCGCAGACGATTTAATGAGTATTTCGGCGATTCTGAAACTCCAAATAGTAAGGGTGAAAGTGCTTCCTCAAAACCAAGCACAGTAGTAGCTCCTGCAACTCGTAGTACATCTTCCAACAAGATTAAACTAAAAACGAGTCAAGTAGCCCTAGCTAAAAAACTAGGATTAACTAATGAACAATATGCTCAAGCAGTACTAAAATTGGAGAAATAAAATGGCTGATACTAAATTAACTCGTGACGTAGAAACTCGTGCAGTGACTGAACGTCCAAAACAGTGGCAACAACCGGAGTTATTGCCAGAACCCGATAAACAAGAAGGTTATGCTTATCGTTGGATTCGCGTTTCAACATTAAACAGTGCTGACCCACGTAACTTATCTGCCAAACTCAGAGAAGGTTGGGAAGCAGTAAAAAGTGAAGAACAACCACAACTAGCAATGTTAGCTGACCCTAATAGTCGCTTTAAAGATAACATCGAAGTTGGTGGACTATTACTATGTAAGACTCCAAAAGAGTTTGTAGAACAACGAAATGCACATTTTGATAAGTTGTCTCAATCTCAAACAGAGTCTGTAGATAATAACATTATGCGTCAAAGCGATGCTCGTATGCCTATGTTCTCTGAGCGTAAGTCTACAACTAGCTTTGGCAAAGGTAATTAATTTAATTTTAGGAGTATTTTATGGCTTATCCTACAGTATCAGCGCCTTATGGCTTTGACCCTGTAAATCTTATCGGTGGTCAGGTTTTTGCTGGCTCAACCCGTAATATACCTATTGCGTATA